CCAGGCGCAGCATTTGAACCAGACGCAGACATGGGCGGTGATATGGGTGCAGACATGGGCGGTGATATGGGTGCAGACATGGGCGGTGATATGGGTATGGGCGCAGAGATGGATACTGATATTAATGTCGAGGAACCCCCTGAGGCAACGTCTATGGGCGGAGTAGGAAGAGCAAAAAGGTAAATATGCGCCTTTATGAGTTTGCTGATGTAAACCCACTAATTACTAAATTGGTAGCAGTATCAGATCAGTTAAAAACTGATCTGACCCAAGACCAAACGAAAACCAATATGTCAGTAGACGAATTTTTGCAATACCTACAGAAATACGACATAACTATTGATCAAGCAGACTTGTTTAATATGATCAAAAAACCCCCATTAAAAAATATTATAGATAATATTCAGGGCGAAAACATCGTATTCAAGGGTTTTGCGGAGCCAGAAATACCAGACGATCAACAAGAAAAAGTAGTTCAACAAATGGCTAAAAAAGCCACAAACTTACCTAAATGATCACTGTCACAGAAACTGCTAGTAACAAAATAAAACAGCAATTACAAAAAAGAGGTAGTGGATTAGGAATTCGTATTGGTGTTAAAACCACTGGATGTTCTGGTCTAGCCTATGTATTAGAATTTGTAGATTCTCCATTAGACACTGATGTGTCAATAGATTGTAATAATTGTAAATTATATATTGATCCTAAGAGTTGTCCTTACTTGCAAGGAATGACAATAGATTATGTTCGCAATGGTTTGAATGAGGGCTTTGAGTTTGCGAATCCCAATGAAAAAGACCGCTGCGGTTGCGGCGAGAGTTTTAGAGTATAGCCTTGACATTCTTATAGTAAACGTGTAATATAGTAGAATGTATAATCCAAACAAATTCAACTACAAAGAACTATCACGTGAAACCATAGACGGATCTAGAAAATACCTAACTCCGGACGGTGAAAAGTTACCCAGTGTTACTACTATATTAGATGCTACTAAATCTATTGAGAGCAAAAAAGCATTAAATGAATGGCGTAATAGAATAGGGCACAAAAAAGCGCAACAAATAACAACTGAAGCCGCAGGACGTGGTACACGAATGCATAAATTTCTGGAAGACTACGTAAAAACTGGTGTAATAAATGAGCCAGGGTCTAATCCATACAGTATTCAAAGCCACAAAATGGCTCAGTCTATTATATCTGAAGGGTTGAGTAAATGCAATGAATTTTATGGCACAGAAGTAAATCTGTACTATCCTAAAATTTATGCAGGTACAACAGATTTGATAGGGGTTCATGATGGTGCAGACGCAATTATGGATCACAAGCAATCTAATAAACTAAAAAAGCGCGAATGGATTGACGATTACTTCGTGCAGTTAGCTGCATATGCGGCCGCACACAACGAAGTGTATGGTACAAAAATACGCAAAGGTGTAATTTTTATGTGTACAGCAGATAATGTGTATCAAGAATTCATTATAGAGGGCAATGACTTCGACACATGGACCGATAGGTGGTTCAATAAATTAGAAGAATATTACACACGTTTCCTATAATAACAATGATAAATAAGTTAATAACGATGAAGATTAACTTATGGCCATTGTACAAATTTCTAAAATAACCCAGCGATCAGGTAACATAGTAGATTTACCACAGTTGGACAACGCTGAATTGGGTTGGGCTGCTGACGCCCGACAATTATTCATCGGTAACGACAACAATATTACTGGGGTAGAAAATGTTGAAGTACTAACATCATACTCTACCATTGATTTTGACCAACTCAACGGTGCCAGCGGCAATCTAGATATAGACGGCGCAAATTTGGCCAATGGTCAAATTTTCACGTATAACGGCAATAATTGGACTAATCGCGGTGGAAATGTAGGCGGCCTAATAAATTTAGGAGAGGTGTCGAATGTTAAGTTAGGTGGCGGCGCAATTGGTTATGTGTTGCAGACTGACGGTACGGGAAATTTATCTTGGGCTCCTAAAACAACGATTACTGCGTTTATACAGAACGCTACTCAGGTTAATAGTCCTAATACGACCGTAACAAATACTACAGTTACTACTAACATAATAACTGTAGGCAACAGCGCCAGTTTTTCCGCTAACACCGCGGTTTATTTTACTTCTGCAATAGGTGGGTTGGTAGCCAACAGTACATATTACATACGAAATAATGTCAGCTCTACACAGGTTACAGTCTCTACTACACTGGGAGGCGGCAACGTAACGCTATCAACTGCGTCTGGTTCGTTGACCATGAGAAAAGTAGAGTTACAAATTACTACTACAGAAAATAATGATCTTGTTAAAGGACAACAAGTTACAATAACCAATGTCCCTGTAATGACACCGTTGAATGGTAATTCTTTCTATGCCAATGTACTAACATCTAACACTTTTAGTTTGTACACTGATATTGGGTTGACGATCCCGGTTAATTCTGTCACATACGGCACCTTTCCCTATAGTTCAGTAACGGCAACTTCAAGTAGTACTGATCAAGTCACCGTAGGTGACGCAACACCTTTCACAGTTAACGACCCTGTCATTTTCGTCGGTAATACTGACCAATCAAATAGTGGTATTATTGCTGGACAAGTATATTATGTTCTTACAAAAGATACCTCTGCGCCCAATACATGGATTACGTTGAGCGAAACGGTAGGTGGAAGCACGTTGCAGTTAGGTAACTCTACTGTTACTGCTAATGTGTTTACCAGTGGGGGAAGAGCAGTCGCTACCATTAGTGGTTCAGGATCAGTTGCTGCTGCAGGATCTAACACAACTGTTCAATATAACAACAATAACATCATGGCAGGAGATTCCGATTTTACATGGAATTTTTCAGGGGCTAAAGTTCTAACTATTAATGGTAATGCCAATGTCGGTAATTTAAATTCTACTGCTACAGTTAGTGCTAGTAGATTGATTTCTAATATAGCAACTGGTACTGCACCTATGACAGTGACTAGTACCACTAGAGTAGCAAATTTGAATGTTAATTATGCCAATGTCAGTGACTTCGAAGTGGTCACCACACAAACAACAGGATTGTTTTATCCAGTATTTGTTAGTGGATCAACTACTGGTAACTACTCTTTAGCGTCTAATAGTAATATTTCATTTAATGCTGCGACTGGAAATTTATCAGCGACAATTATTAATGCCACAGGCAACGCCAATGTAGGCAATTTAGGAACTACTGGGTTAATTACAGCCACTGGCAATATAACAGGTGGCAACCTAGTCACTACCGGAAATGCTAATGTAGGTAATTTGAATTCAGCCGGATTATTAGTATCTAGTGGCAACGCAAACATAGGCGGAAATATAAACTTAACTAACAGTTTGTATCTAGGAAACACAACTGAAGTATTAACTAGAACCGCATATAACTCTACTAATTTTAGTAAAGTATTCGTGAGACCAAGTTTTGATCTTGTCAATAGTGGAAACATAAATTCTGCTGATGTTCTTGCATTTAATAGTTATATTTCAGGGGCAAACTCGTACACCAGTACAACAAACCCTCCCCCTTATGTTTTAAATCATGCTGACAATTTGGCTACTGGTATAATTGTTCTGCCAGTAGATATATTAGCATACTCGGTTGGTTCAAGTTCTCCCGGAACTGTTTATATAACTGGTGGAAATTCTACTGGAAACGGTGTCTCGTCTTATGTAAGAGTAGGGGAAGGTACCAGTGATCCGTTTGGTATAGTACTAAAATCTAGTAATACTTCAATAACCGGAAATATTTCTGCTTCAGGAAATATAACACCCACATCATATTTCATACGATCTATTGCAACCGGATTGAGTGCAAATGGGTCTACTCAGGGGACTGCTACTGTATTGAGCAAAGAATTTAATGGAGTTTCTACTGGTACCACCGGCCAAGGAGTCTTACTTCCAGTTGCAGTACCAGGAATGTCCATCGTAGTAAACAATACAACAGGCAGTAATTTGTTAGTGTATCCTTCGACCGGAGCAGTAATAAATACACTAGGAGTGAATGCTGGTTACACGCACGTAAACTCGGCAACTTTGCAGTACGTGGCGTTTTCATCTACTCAATGGTACACTGTGGGCGCGACCTATGCGTAATAAAATATAATAAAGGAAAAACATGGCATCATTTGTATACACAGCAGCTGGCACAGCAGCAGCATCAGCAAATATTACTACTGATAAAATTAGAATATCTACCACTAGTAGTCCAGTTCACTTTACTACTAGTTTCCCCAATGTAGCACTAACAGGAACAGTAACTTGTGCTACTAATAGTCCCACAATAACTGGCGTGGGTACTAGTTTTACTACTCAATTGACAATTGGAAGTTGGTTGGGCAATACTTCTGGTAATACCGTGGGTATAGTATCTTCTATTGCAAATAATACTAGTTTGACATTGAGAGCAAATGCAGCAGTTGCTATTTCTGGGGCGACCGCAAGATATAATCCATATGGTGTACCCTACACTGTTGCGACTACAAGTAGCGAAATTATCCCTGCAAATAACATTGTAAACAGTGTAACAGTAGGGCAAGGAAATATAGTGTCATTTTTGAATGTCACTGGTGCGACTGCTGCACCATTTAGCATTACTGAATTAGGAATGCCGCATGCGAATACGGGCGCTACAGGCTTCTAAAAATTACCTTTTGATAAATACATTACTATAGCATAATAATGTGCTTCGTATTGTTTTAACTACATACGGCGGTTGGAACCCGCAACCCATTACAGGAGAAAACAAATGGGACGTCCTCTTAAAATTTCAAAGGCTCAAACAGTCTTAACAATCACGGCTACTGACGCCAGCACTGAAGTAGTAACTGTATCTCAAACACTATCGACTGTGGGAGTGATTGCTGGTATGCCATTCATCGTCGCAACGAACGTAGGTGGATTAGTGGCTGGCACCACATATTGGATTCTATCGATTACTGGAGCAAGCGCATTCACTGTTTCTGCGACACCACTTAATGCCAATCCAACCTATACTCCATTTAATCTAAGTAGTGCTGGCCCAGTAACTGTGGCTACCACTGTAGGTTTAGTTGGTAGTGGATTTAATAATCCAGCTGGTGCTGCCAACACATACTCGGTTGTAGGTGGCAATACAGCATTCTATGGCAAGCAAGTATTAGTAGGTGCAGCGATAGGAAGATCCGGTACCGGAACATTATATTCTGATGCCACTGCTAATAATGACACAAGTTTATATGGTGCTGGTAGTAATTTGGCTAGTCAATTGAGTACTGGTTCAGCAATTCAAGTTGCAGTATCTAACATCAATGGTAGAACTGATTTTGTGAACGTAGGATTTGCAAGTGCTACTATAGGCAACATCACAGTTGCTGTAGCAAACACCAACGCTACTGGTAATATCATTAGAACTACTGGAAATGCACAAACATTTTCTGTAAATAAGCCAGTAACTTTTAGTGCAAACTTAGGTGGATTAGTAACTGGAACTACGTACTTTGTAAAAGCAATTGCTAATACCACTGCATTTACAGTATCTGCAACCCAAGGTGGCGCCGAAGTACTATTATCGACTGCAACGGGCACACCAAATGCATTGCAAAACAGAGTTGTATTGACTGCCAACTGTCCAATAGTGTTTAATGGTGCTAGTTTTATCTATGCTGACGATGAGGCAGCATATATCGTTCGTCAAAAAGGTAAACAAAAGTATCTCGTTACTGGCGCAACTACCGGACTAACTGCACAGTGTTTAACTGCTAACGTTGCTAATACAGCACTGACACCAAACACAATGACTATTACTGCAACATATGCTAATGCAGCAACTGCAACAGTGCAAAGTTTGAGCGATCATACCGGTGAGTTGTTTACTGCAACATCAGGTCCAATCGCTACTGGAAACATTGTGCTTCAAAATGCGAGCCCAGTATTTGTCACATTTAATAGCGCAGCAACAGCAAATACAGCAAACGCACAACCTTACCCTATCGTACAGATCAACAACAGTTAATCTATCTTACGATAAAACAAAGCCAGCAATTGCTGGCTTTTCCATTTAATTTATCAGTGTTAGTAACTTTTCTTGTACTACTTCAAAATTGATAGTATTGAATAATCCTGAGTGTAATGGCTTTGGATATTGATTATTGCCTACCCATGCATAACCACAGTGTTCGTGATTTAATTTAGGTACGAATTCTGATTTTACAGCACAAAAAAAAGTATGATAGGTGAATGAATTATTTGTGAACTTTTGTATAGGGATCAATTTAGATTCAGATAATTCAAAGCCTATTTCTTCTCGACACTCTCTAATCAAGCCGGTCAATAATGTTTCATGTGGTTCTATTTTTCCGCCGGGTATACCCCAGTTATATAGATTTTTGTCCGTTCGCAAAAGATACAAATACCGTTTAGTTTCTCTAGCGTAGAAAAAAACTCCAGCACCCACGTTACTTATTTTTTCATCAGAGTACAATACTAAAATCTCCCGCTTCGTAGAACCCTTCGACTGACTTCATCCAAGCCTGATCTACAAATCTATATTGCACTGCATTGGTTAAATTGGTAACGTACTCTACGTTAGATGAATTATTGGAATCAAATGCAACTATCCATTCGCTTGATGTAGAATCATATTCTATGATGTCGTTTGCTCTAGCCACCAAAGTTCCCCAGGCAGTTGTCGGGCTAGTTCCACCGATGTCCTCTACTATTAGATATCTTACACCATTTATAGGTGCTGGCAACCCCGCATCAGGCCCAACTAAAAGTGGATTTATGACACCGTCTACTGGATCTAATGTATTATCGGGTAGCGTGTCTACGTCAACATCATAAATTAATATTCTGTTGTCTAATGGATCCATCACTATAGTGCCTACAATTTCAGTATCCATATATGAATTTTGTAACCAAATTTGAGAAACACCGGGCTTATATACACCGTATGCGTTTAAAAATGCAGCCCAATATAATGATGTATTAGGTGCATCAGGCATGTCCAAAGTTTGATTAGATGGGTAAAATGGTTGATCAGCAGGTAGTAGTTGTAATGCTCCATTCATATACAATATCTTGTATCCATATGGAGTTATTTTTTGTCTAGTGCCTAGTAATAAATCATCATCTTGCATATCTTGTAATGCTTTACCACTAAATATACTCGCAATGATTTTTTGTATAACTCCCATCTTTTTCAATTTGGCGCTTGTGCTAATCCAAATTGGCATATAAAACTTCCAAGACATAACATCTATTGGATTACCAGTACCCTGAGGTATTGTCCTACTGGAAAAAGTAAGTCCGTCTTGATATACGACCGTTAGCGAAGTCCAATCTATAAAATTGTCTGTGCTTTGTATTTCTAGCGAAGGGTTAAAGAGTGTACCTAATTGTTCTATAAGTTCTAGTTTTTGATTATAATTCGTAGTCCAAAAATCTACGGTAATTCGTAATGTATATGGCACTGGCATCAATCTTTCTACCGTAAACGCCTGGCCCTGTGTAGATTCATATGATTGTGTATTTGGATTATATGTTCTTTGGCGAACTTGTACTTTGTCAGTATATGTGGGATCTTGTGTCCTGCGTTGGTCGTACTCAAGACCAGAAATATAATAAGTTATCATGGGTGCGCTAGGCAAATTACTGGCCGAGTTATTGGCGATGATAGCAGATACTTGTCTACTACTGTCACCATACATAACAGGAACTCTGACTAAAATGTCATTTCCATTAGGATCTTTTCCTTTGGTAACGTACCAAGAGCTGAATATTTTTGCAAATTGAATTAAAAATCTGCGGACCTGAGAATCATAGAAAAATTGTGCCATATTTTACTTATTTACGGTGTAGGTGGTAATGGATCTTTTGGGGTCATTAATATTTCTGACAATGGCTGAGCTTCAGGTACCAATTGTTGTTCGCTTTCTAAATAGATTTCATTAGTGTTATTTATAAACGTTGACATCAATGATTTATCATTTATACCAAATCCAGTTTCTGTTCTTACGTTTTCTGATATTCTTAACCATAATTTTCCATCCCAACGGAATAACACTTGAGGTAAATAATCTATCCGCAAAAAGTAATCACCTACTTGTGGATTTTGCGGAAATGCTATTCCTGCGCCGGTCGGGAACCCATTAGGTGCAGTACCATCGCCAGTTAGATAACCGGTTGTATATCCAAACGTTCTAGGAGTTGATCTAGCAATAAACTGAAACGCGGGGTCGCAATCTGCCCGGTAGTTCATCACTGAACTTACTGTGCCATTAAATCCGGGGGCAGTGGGGTCTTGGTCCGCAGTAGCAAAAGTATTATCCGCAGTTCCATATGGTCCACTGACTGCTCCCAATGGACTTACGGCAAGCAACATGTCTCCTTCTAATGGTCCTGACCCGGTACTAGATAATTTTGGTGCTTGATAAATCAAATCTAGATTAGCAGGCACAAACTTATCTAAGATGCTAACGTCATCTATATCCGCAGTAAGGTCCCATATATTTTTTAATGTTTGCTTTGGTATTCTTAGACCAATACTAGAAAGTCTATAATTGGGGTTGTTAACTACCGAAACTGTTATAGGGGGCCCAGGAACTATAGTGACATTTATAGGTGGAGCAGGCTGATTTGTCTTACCTGATAATTGAGTGTTAGTCTCATATTCACCGTATGTAGGTACAATGTACAAATTGCTCTGGTCATATCCAGACTTAGGTACTATACGTTTTGCTTCTTCCAACGCAGCGTTATTGATTTGTATATTTTTATTATACGCTGATAATATATCTTTAAGATCACCACCAGTATCTAGTTCCCAGTACGTAGCATTGGGTGGAGAAATTCCTGCCGGTACTTCAATTTTTGATTTGTAATTTTTATCCCCATATTGAATCACGTATCCTGCAGGATATGTTTTTGTGTTATCCCATACACCCAGGTAATTATCTTTGTTGATTGGCTCTTGTAATATCTCGCTAAATTCTTGGCTGTCTACCAGTGGCTCACATTTTATACGCCATAGATGCGGAAACCATGTTTGACTAAAACCTTCACTCGCATAATTTGCATCTGTAATTTGATAAAACCTTTTAAGTGCTGTTGGGATAGTTTCTTTTAGTGGATTGTAATCTAATAAGTGCGGTAATTCTAATACGTCGCCGACCATTAATTTTCTACCTACAAGATCAATCATGTCATTGTAGTGTATAGTTATGAATATGATATCGTTGTTTAAGAACAAACCAAATTGACTTAGATCAAAATCTAAATTTTGTACGTTGTAGTGACCACGCAATCTATAGATGTTGGGGTCATACGTCCTATCACGGTTTTCTAAGAATAACAAATCTTGGATGTTCGTGGGGCTTAGTGTAGCATACTCTGGTTGCGTATAGTCAATACTTTGGCCCTGATCTTTGGGACCTAAATATTTGTGTATGTATAGATCCGTTCCGCCCACAGTAAAAGATTCGCTGATAGTGCGGTCTAGAAAACGATAGTCATTTTGTTTATTGGGACGATAGAGGCTGAGCTTTGGCATAATGTATTTATCTTGACATTAAATGGTAAGTGATATATAATACAATCTATACTGAAATAGGAGCATATATGGCTACCAAAAAGATTATCGCAAAGAAGGCAGTATCCAAAACTAAGGTAAAAACGGTTGTGAGGCCTAAGGTACCAGAAAATACAGTGACCAGAACTGTCAAGAATAAGAACATTGACCCTTCAATAGTTAAGGCTCTTTCTCCCAAAGATCCTGATCTTCAATATATGGGTTCTGAGCCAGTTTTTAGTTCGCAACCCGAAAGCCGCAAAGTTGCACTAATGTCCAGTTTTAACTGGTACAGCAAGTTCTATGGGCGCAAAGACGCAAAAGAATTGCTATGTCAATATCTAGAACTTACTGGTTCTGCTGACAAATCCAAACAGGTCAGAAAGGCAGATGACAACCAGTTTATGACCAGCATTGCCTGGCTAGCCAGAATGAGCCTTCGTGGACTTGTATTGACAGAATCTGAAAAGGAAAGAATCGACGGTGAGGTCGCTAAACTGATTCAATCAGTGATTACCCCTGATACCAAAGTAAGTGTTACTGGTGGCAAGAAGGAAGTAGTAGTAAAAGAATCTAATCGCCCCAACGTGCAGGAAATCATGCGAGACCGTACACGTGAGGCTGCGGGCGAAATTGAAGGTATGCTGGATGATTACATTCTTTCTGGCGCTAAGGCTAACTTCAATTTCAAACCAATTGACGAGTTGGCAAAAAAGAATGTTCTACCACAGCATATCAGTATTCTAACTGATACGTGGAAGAAAAAGCGTAACGAAATTGATGAAGTGATTCGTGGTAAGGACAAGCAATTGTCTGAGGCGTATAGTCATTACAACAAGACCCAACTCAAGAACCTGCTCAAGTTTATTGATCAATTTTTGAGCGACTTTAACAGTTACGTCAGTATCAAGAAGACTGCAAAGGCGCCACGCGCACGTAAGGCAGTTCCAGTCGAAAAGCAGGTATCAAAACTTAAGTACCTCAAGGCTTTTAAGGATGATGCGCTCAAATTAGACTTGGTCGGACTTCACCCTGTGAAACTGCATGGTGCAAGCGAAGCTTGGGTGTTTGACACTGCCAAGCGCAAACTACACCACTATATCGCCGATGAATACAGCAAGACCTTTACTGTAAAGGGCAACACACTGTTGGGCTTTGATAAGTCTACTAGCGAAATCAAGACATTGCGCAGGCCAAATGAACAGTTGAAGGAAATTATGGGTAGCAAGCCTGCTGCACGTAAATACTTCAAGGACATTAAGGCAGTATCAGTTGCACCTAATGGTAGGTTCAATGAGAGTATGCTGATTCTAAAGGCCTGGTGATGAAATTGTACATAGCAGTACTGGATGAATTTCCAGACTACATGACTCCTACATTAGTAGCACATGCAGTATTGGGTGCTCATCTTAAATTCGTAGATGATGCCACATATTGTATGTGGCTATCTAACTCATTCAAAAAATGCGTAGTTAGAGTCAACAGAAAAGAATTTCAGAAAATTTCTGAATTACCCAATACATATTTGGGGCACGAAAATAACACATTGAACGGGGAAAAGTCATGCGCTATTCCAGTTCCCTGTGAGAATGACAAAGTTCCAAATGTTTTGAAATTTGCAAAACTTTGGAAACCAATAACTAAGGAAATTAATGACAAAGCAAATTGATCTAAACAAATACCAAGAATTTGTACAGGCTGTAACCAGCAAAGCAAGTAATGACTTGACTACATTTATAAATCGGCTAGATGAACTAGACGGGAACTTTGATGCCACTGTATGCACACATGGCCCTGATATCAATGTACCTTTGCTCATGACTGCATGTTTTGGTTTGGCAGCAGAAGCGGGTGAATTCATCGAAGTGCCCAAAAAGATCATCTTCCAAGGTAAGCCATTGGATGATGAGAATGTCTTCCATATGGTTAGGGAGTTAGGAGATGTAATGTGGTACTGGATTAATGCTTGTAGGGCCCTTAATGTAGACCCCAATGATGTGATTCAAGAAAATATCAAAAAACTTGAGTCTAGGTACCCGGGCGGTCATTTTGACGCATTTTATTCTGAGAACCGCAAAGACGGAGATTTGTAATCACTGTATCACTTGATAAATACATTATTATCAGGTGATACTTATGACAATAGGACCAGTAGCAAGCCCATTAAACACCCCATCAGGTCTTAACCTAGACCAATTAAAAGAAGCATTATATAACAATATAAGATTGCGATTAGGCGGAGACATTGTGGATCTAGAATTAGATCCACAACATTATGAGGCTGCGTTTAATTATGCGATAAAAATATATCGACAACGTGCGCAAAATGCCAACATAGAGTCATACACTCTAATGACAGTGGTAAAAAATGTCGATACATATACATTACCCGATGAGTTTATTAATGTAAGATGTTTATACAGGCGTACAGTTGGCCTAGAAACTGGTCCTAGTTCAACAAGTTTTGATCCATTCAGTAGTGCCATACTAAACACCTATTTATTGAACTATAACTACACGGGTGGTATGGCTACCTATGATTTCTATGCTGGGTACGTCGAATTAGCAGCAAGAATGTTTGGTGGGTATGTAAATTACACTTTTAATCCAGTGACCAAAGCCCTACGCGTAGTTCGTGACTTTAAAGGAACAGGTGAAAGAATACTTATATGGGCTGATGTTCAACGACCAGTCGCAGAGTTATTACAAGATCCTGGCGCCGGAGTTTGGATAGGTGACTACACATTAGCAATCCTCAAAGGTATCATAGGGGAAGCCAGAGAAAAATTCGGTACTATTGCGGGACCCGGCGGCGGAACTACATTAAATGGCACTGCAATGAAAGCCGAAAGCAAAGCATTGCAGGAACAATTGTTAGAAGACCTAAAGCGTTATGTGGACTTTTCCGCCCCCCTGACCTGGATCCAAGGCTAAATTAACTTGGATTAGCGGATGAGGGCTAAATACAAGTATGAAGAACATACTTGAATCCCTTATTACAAACGACATTAGTTATAACAAATCGGTTACTCGGTACCTCTATAAAACTCATCCTGACTTATGGAGTTGGATTGTAGAAAATACCTCTTTCTTACCGAAGGATGCTAAACCAAAACAGAGAATTTGGCATGTTATTAACGAAAACTATACTATCCAAATATGTCCTATAACTGAAGAAGCTCTGCGATGGAAAGAAAAAGAATATTTACGATTCTCATCTATTAAGGCGAAAAATAAGGGCATTGGAGAAATAATAAGCAAGGCAACGACTGGAAATCACTGGCGTCAACGTGATCCCGACAAATCTAAAAAAGCAAACGAGAAATTTTCTAATGGGTTTAATGAAGGTAAACATAAACCATGGGAAGAACGCAATAGAGACTATGTAGCAAGTCTCGCGGCCGCACGAAAGACTTGGATAAAAAAATATGGAGTTGACAACCCATCTAAATGTCCGGCAATTCAACAGAAACTGTCAACCTCCTCACTAAACCGATATTCTGAAATAGATAGATCGGCTGCAACTGAATATTACAATGCAGTTAAGTTGGTAACTAATCGTAGCTGGTATGAACATTTTTACATTATTAACCCTGATAGATTACAGAGAAGCCGTGACCTTCATTTAGATCATATCTATAGCATTGCTGAAGGATTCAAAAATAATGTACCACCTGAAATTATTGGTCATTGGACTAATTTAAGATTAATTCCGAAAATACAAAATTCAATCAAAGGTGCTGATTGCCACAAGACCAAAGAACAATTGTATGAGGATTATTGTTCGGCTCAAGGTTAAATTGACTCTTTACTTTTTCAAACTCCTGTATTATACTACAGGATAGGAGTTTTTACATGATCATATCAATATCAGGTTTAATAGGGTCGGGAAAGGACACGATAGCCGATTATCTAGTTATTACACATGGCTTTCGTAGAGAAAGTTGGGCAGGAGCATTAAAAGATGCAGTCTCTGTTGTATTTGGTTGGGATAGAATTATGTTGGAGGGCAAAACCAACGAAAGTAGAGCGTGGAGAGAAACACCAGATAGTTGGTGGAGCAACAAATTAGGCATGACAGTAACACCCCGAACTGTATTGCAAGAATGGGGAACCGAAGTTTGTAGACAGGGATATCATGATGATATATGGGTAGCGAGTTTAGAAAATAAATTGCGTACCACAAATGATAACATTGTTATATCAGATACTAGATTCGAAAATGAACTGAATGCTATAAAAAATATAGGCGGAACAACCCTACGAGTATTACGTGGCCCAAATCCAGAATGGGTCTTGGAATATTTAGAAACTGGCAGAACACTCGAATTTGCTAAGAAATATAAAAACATACACGCAAGCGAGTACAGCAGTGTAGGATTAAAATATGACCATATTATTAGTAATGATGGATCTATAACGGACCTTCACTCTCAAATAGAGTCAATAATCAATTTCTAAATCACCACGTTTCCAATTTACTTCTTTCTTTTTTACTACTTCTACGCAATTTAAGCATATAGTTCTTAAATTAGTTAATTGTATGTTTTCTAAGTTACCATCTATATGGTATACTGTAAATTGAGAACTAATAATGCCATGAAAACCACATAAATCACATGTGGTTTTTTTCTTATAGCCACCGTTTAACCAATTTGGCTTTCGTGGTTTAAGTTTTTTCTTTTTTCTCCCGCAGTCATCACATGTACTTCGGTAGTGTGTTACTCCATTGCGGATGTAGTTTATTGCGCGGCAGTTTTTATTGCAAATAGCACACATCGGACGTTTAAAATAATTAGGAACTAATCCATAAGTACCTTCTTGTTTTTGTTTTTCTATTCGCCTAGCCCTTTCTTTAAGCCTATTTGCCATTTTAATTATATTATTTTGACGTTTTTCTTCTCTCTTTTGTTTAGCTAGTTCAACTTCTTGTGCCTTTGCTTGGCGTTTTTGTTCTCGTTCCCTCAATCGTAGTTCTCGTTTTAATAAACGCGCTTTTCTTTTTGCTTCATTTATAGGTGCAATAGTTTGTTGTTGCTTTTCAATTGACTCTGGTCTTTTCTTTCTTCCCTTTGTCCATCCGGGACCCCTATGTCCACCAGGTGCAATATTCCACCCTATCGCTTTTTTTGGTCTCATTTGTTCTTCAATGTCGTAACAGTATGCTTCTTCACCCGACATGATAATATCTTTTACAAGATTGTCCCACCCATATTTTTTCACCGCGTTTACCAAATGAGGATTTTTGTGTTTATTCTTATAAATATCAGTTATATGATTTTTCATTCTTAGCTCAAAATTTGTTGACACGCCCAAGTAACCTTCAGTGCAAGGGTCAGTATGCTCAGGTAAGTGTATCCAGTAGATAATTGCGCTTTGTAAATTCATAAAACTCTTTAAAGGTATTAATATTTATCAAAATGCGAGAAATTAGGTTCTTTTTATAACAGATTGATAAATATTATTATGCATTTTAGGTGGTAAACCTCACAATATTACTATAAAGGAAAAGAAAAATGGCATTAACATCTCCAGGCGTAGAAGTCACAGTAACCGATGAAAGTCAATATCTTCCTGCTCCAACAGGATCGGTACCACTTGTTCTAGTTGCTACTGCGCAAAATAAAGCAAATCCAAATGGCACCGGTGTAGCACAGGCTACAACAGCAGCAAATGCTGGTAAGTTGTATCAAGTAACAAGTCAACGAGACCTTGTCACACTATATGGATCTCCGTTCTTCTACACTACTACGAATGGATCCCCTATTCAAGGTTATGAATTAAATGAGTACGGTTTGTTAGCAGCATATAGTTTGTTAGGAGTAACAAATCGTTGTTATGTTTTAAGGGCTGACGTAGATTTGGCTGGTCTAGTAGGCCAAACCGGCCGACCATCGGGAGATCCATCCGATGGAACATACTGGTTGGACACCACATCTTCTACTTGGGGTATATATGAATTTGATGCCACTACAGGCGCATTTACATTACAAAATCCAATCGTAATTACAAATCCCAGTGATTTGACCGCCGGCACCCCTAATGCAAGTTTAGGTAATATAGGTGATTATGCGGTGAATGCTATTCAAATAACTGCCACTTATATAGCACAAGGTCAGTTTTTCTATAAAACTACATCTAACACATGGGTAAGATTGGGAAGTAGCGCATGGCGCTCAGATTGGCCTACAGTGCAAGGAACTATCTCTAATCCTGTATTAACTGCAGGAGAGACATTTACTCTTAATCTTGACGGTGATGTAACAGTCACTATTGCTGTTCCTGACGAAGGCGGCGGCCTTGGAACTGTGACCGGTGTTGCTACTGCTATTAACAACTTAGGTTGGGCTTACCTATCAGCAAGTGTTAGAAATGGAAAATTATGCATTTTTGAAAAATACCCCGAAGGTATAGCAGATGCAAGATATATAACTTTAGGTTCAGGCACTGGTGTTCTTAATGATATGGGTATTTCTGCAGGAACTTATTATCAACCTAAGTTGATTTTTGGATATTCTTCTGAGCAGCCTTTGTGGCAGGCTGGACAAACTAATCCTAGACCTACAGGTTCTGTTTGGGTCAAAGTAGGATCAACTGGATCTGGATTGAATCCAGTAATGTCAATATGGAATACGATAGGTTCTTCTTGGACATCCAAGAATGTAGGACTGTTCCAATCTGATTGGGAAGCAAATAATGCTTTAGATCCTGAAGGTGGTCTAAATATACCTGCAGGTACTGTGTATAATCAATATCAATACAACGGAATAACCTCAATTGCCCCTGTTTATTTCTGGGAGCGAGTTGCAACTGGTCCCACAGTTATAACAGGTACCGAAACTAATCCTAATTTTAGTAATTTAGGACCTGCTGGAACAGGACCTTATCCAGTCAATGTACAAGTATCAATGGCAGGTAATTCGGCACTAAGTTCTACATACTCATTTAATATAAATGAAGGAACTACTGCTACTGGGTTCGTGACTGCATGGCTTGCGGCGGGAATACCGTACACAACGGCCGAGGTCACTACTGACGGCGCAATACAACTGACACATACTCAAGGCGGTACTATACTAATAAATGACGTATACTTAAATGGACCGCAAATTAACAGGTCATCAGGGGTATTGAATGAGGCAGGCTTTGTTGCTGGATCTACTAGTGGTTGCAAAACCGGACCAATAGTAACAGTTGAGATGTTTGATGTACCTCAACTTTCAACTAGTGGATCTGGCGTTGGCTTAGCAGTGGATGTCACTGTTGCAGGCAGCATATATTTAATTGATACTAATACAGGTGCTACAGGTGGAACAGGATATGCAGTCGGTGATACAGTTACTGTATCGGGTGTAAACTTAGGCGGAGGAAATCCATCAAACAATTTAGTTATTAGGGTTTCTCAAATCAGTGGCCCCGGCCCAACAGGCCCAGGAGTATCGTGTCAATATGTTTCCGGAACACCTGTGCTCAATTACAGCATTGAAATGAGTAATTGGGTAGAGTTTGTATACACTTCGAACGAGGGCGCGCCGGTGGCAGCACCTGCAAACAATACAAACTGGTTCTATAGTGTTGTAGACCAAGTTGATATCATGGTTAACTATAACGGGGAATGGAAAGGCTACAAGAATCAAAATTATGATTTAAATGGTTTCCCCACACCAACTGGTAGTAATGCGACTGATCCAAATGGACCAATCATAAGTCCAACTGCTCCTACTACACAAAGCGACGGTACTCCATTGGTATATGGCGATCTATGGATTAATACTACTAATTTAGAAAACTATCCAGTCATTAGTCGCTGGCAAGTAGTAGATGGTTCTCCACAGTGGATCTTGATAGACAATACTGATCAAGTAAATTCTAACGGCGTAGTTTTCGCAGATGCACGCTGGGCAACTAATGGAACTATAAGTCCTACTGATGACCCCATTCCAACTATCAAGTCATTACTAACAAGTAATTACAAGGATTTGGATGCACCGTCGTCAAGTTTGTACCCAACAGGTATGATATTGTTCAACACTCGTCGTTCGGGGTACAATGTTAAGCAATTTAAGGAAAATTATTTCAGCGGTACAAACTTCCCAGGAGAAAATTTACCAGTAGAAACAAACGCATGGGTATCTGCTAGTGGATTACAAAGCAATGGGGCACCTTTCATGGGTCGTAAGGCTCAGAGAGCGATGGTAGTGCAGGCTCTACGTGCAGCAGTTGACACTAATCAAGCAGTCCGTGATGAAGATAATTTCTTCAACCTAATGGCTTCTCCTAACTATCCAGAGTTACAACCTAACATGGTAGTCTTAAACAACGACCGCGGCCAAACTGGATACATAATAGGCGATACTCCATTAGGATTAGCATGCAACGCCACAGCTATTCAAAATTGGGCAACTAATGCAGCATCAGCACAATCAACAGGTGAAGATGGATGTGTTACACGTGACACTTATTTAGGATTGTTCTATCCAAGTGGATTGGCTACTGATTTGAGTGGAAATGAGGTTGCGGTGCCTGCAAGTCATATGATGTTGCGCACTTTCTTACGAAATGACACCTTGGCTTATCCATGGTTGGCTGCTGCCGGTACTCGTCGTGGAAGCATTGACAATGCATTAAGCATTGGATATGTTGATAGACAAACTGGCGAATTCGTGAGCGTTAAGACTAGTTTGGGCATTAGAGATGCACTATATGTTAATTTCATTAATCCTCTAGTATTCTTTACTGGAAATGGATTGTTAAATTACGGAAATAAAACTAGTTTCAACTCGCAATCTGCGCTAGATAGAACCAATGTTGCTCGTCTAGTCGCATATATTCGTAGACAACTAACACTAGCAGCAAGACCGTTTGTGTTCGAACCAAATGATGCATTTACTAGAACTCAAATAAGTGGAGTAGTTGAATCATTGATGCTTGATTTAGTTGCAAAGAGGGGAGTATTTGACTACTTAGTAGTATGCGACTCGTCAAACAACACACCTTCTCGTATAGATAGAAATGAACTTTGGGTCGATGTTGCTATCGAACCAGTAAAAGCAGTCGAATTTATCTACATACCAGTGCGTATATTGAACACCGGTGAGTTAGGTTCTGCATAATATAATGGGTGCTATGCACCCATTATATTAAAGATAAATAAAATAAACAGGAGAATGAAAATAAAATGTCAGCATCATCATTAAGAAACTTGTCGGTAGCAGATACAGCAGCAGGTAATCAACCATTGCTGATGCCTAAATTACAATATAGATTTAGACTATTATTCAGTAATTTTGGCTTATCAACAGGCGGTCCAGATTCGTTAGAATTGACCAGACAAGTTGTTGACTGTTCAAGACCTAATCTAAGTTTTGCAAAAATTACATTGCCAGTATATAACTCTACTATATATATGGCAGGCAAACACACATGGAATACAATGTCGATCAACATTAGAGATGATGCTGGCGGCAATATTTCTAGGTTAGTAGGCGCACAGTTACAGAAGCAACTTGATTTTATGGAACAAGCAAGTGCAGCATCTGCTAGCGACTATAAGTTCGAACTATTGTTGGATATATTAGATGGCGGAAACGGCGTCAATACACCATCGATACTAGAACAATGGCAATTGTATGGTTGCTATTTAGAAAGTGTCAACTACAATACTGTGAATTATGGAACTAGTGAAGATATCAAAATTGCACTAACCGTTCAATATGACAATGCAATTCAAACAGGACCATTTGGCAATGAATCTGGAGTAGGTCAGGCCGCTGGTACATTCCCACGTGGTGGCGATGGAACAGCAACCAATATAGCAATAGCATAAAGTATAAACTAGATGCCATATTGGGGTCAAGATATACAGAGGGCTCCCGGATCCGGGAGCCCGTCCCTTAGGGATTTCACTCACGCCAGTAAAACTTTTAGGTCTAATGGTTATGCGTTAGCACCTAAGATGAAGTTTTTGTTTCATGTCTATTTTGACATAAACGAGCAAGCGTACAATCAGAATTTAAGCACCGGCGATAATTTTGGATTGCTAGTAAAAAGTGTCAAACTGCCTAGTTATAACATAACTACGCATGAGATGAATCAATATAATAGAAAAAGAATAGTCCAAACTAAAATAAAATATGATAATGTTAACTTAACATTTCATGACGATAGTGATAATACTATAACTAGTTTATGGGAAGCATACTACACATATTATTACAAAGACGGAACTAATTTCAACGTATTGAAAGGTGACACTGGTAGTTTAACTGGTGGTATTACAAGACCTACTTCTTACAATCAAGATTCAGATTATAACAATAGAAATATTTACGATAGCAGCGCAGAATTACGTGGTAGAAATAACTGGGGCTACATAGGAGAGGTGCCCGGGTCTGTAAACATTTCGAAAATACCTTTCTTCAAAAAAATAACAATATTTGGCTTTAACAGGCACTTGTTTACTGCATATACGTTGATAAATCCAATCATACAGCGGTTGTCACATGACACATATAGTTATTCCGAGAGCAATGGTACTATGGAAACTCAGATGGAACTTCAATATGAAACAGTAGTTTATAACGAAGGCGCTATGGATGGAAGAGAGCCTAGTAATATAGTAACTGGATTTGGATTAGAAAATTCATACGATAGAAATCCGAGCCCAATAACTCCTCCGAATAATGAAGGACTAGTTCCTGGACAAGGTTCTTATATTGAGTCTAATGGTGGATTTGTCTATGGATCAGGGAGTGCTTAAATGTCTCGACTTTTAGTAAACGCAAACGTAGCATATAATTACCAAAAGAACAATAACGTTGTTACTAGTGACAACTTAGCATCTACTGTTGGATTGAAATTGTCACTTAGAGATGACCCTACTAAAAATAGAAACATAAATTTTCAGTCCCCTGTAAATTTTTCTACTCCTAATCCCGGTGCAGGGTCCCCCACAGTACTAGCGATAGTATCCCCCAAACCAATAAGCATATATCCAACTGCAGGAATACAAAATAATTTTTAATTATGGCTAAAATACTAGATAACAGAACATCGTTAGATCAAACAGTGAGAATCTTTGACAGCTTTTACAGTGTGGATCTAGTTGTGGGTACTAACGAATATGATATTGTTCATGGATACTTTACTAATGTGTGTGAGACTAAAAACATCGCTGATAATTTTACAGTAATACTTTTCAGAATTTCATCTGAAACTGGTATAAATGTTTTAACATTATTAGAGGAACTTAAAGGTTCTAATAACAATTTACAAATGAATAAAAAAATGGCTTATTATTTAAATGGGCTAAAGTCTAAGACCTCATTATATGGGGTAAGTGTTATTCCACAGCCAAATATACCAGTAGCAAGAAACGTGGTTTTATGAAATGCCTAATTATGCACAAGGCAGATTTACGCCTAAAAATCCTGAAAAATATATAGGTAATAATAAACCAAAATATAGGTCCGGATGGGAATTGACCTTCATGACCTTTGCCGATACAAACAAAAATGTATTGTATTGGGCTAGCGAATCGCTACGCATACCTTATAGAAATCCATTGACAGGTAAGCAAACAATTTATGTTCCTGATTTTTTTGTAGTCTATCAAAACAGGTTAGGTAAACAGGTAGCCGAAGTTGTAGAAATAAAACCCAAGAAACAAAGCATTATTGAGAGCAAAGCGGCGAGTGCCAGAGATAGAGCAATAGTTGCAGTCAACCATGCTAAGTGGGCAGCAGCAATGGCCTACTGTAAAAATCAAGGTTTTATTTTTCGTGTCATAACCGAAAATGACATCTTTTACAACGGTGGAAAAAAATAATAAATATCTTCTATGACAAAACGTTTAGAAGAATTGTTTGAATTGCCACAAGAAGAGATAGATGCATTAGCAAAACCTATCCCTGATCATGCAGAAATTATTACAACAGAAGCAATAACCACGCTTGATAAAATCAATGAAGCATTACCGCAAGTTCGCGGCCTTGAAGCAAGCGACAATGAAATGGACGAACTCGCGAATCTAGCAACTTCAAGTTATAAAGATTTGATCGATCTTGGCATGCAAGTAGACAGTAGATTTAGTGCAGAAATATTCGGTGTTGCTAGCAATATGCTTGGTCATGCGATCACTGCAAAGACAGCCAAAATGAATAAGAAGTTAAAAATGATAGAACTGCAATTGCGCAAGGCTGTATTAGATCAAAAGATTGCAACTAAAAACGAAGAGATTGAATCTACGCCAGTTGGTGAGGGCTCACTGTTAGATAGAAACGAAATTCTCAAAATGTTAACAACCAAAAATAAAGATCAATGATAAATACTATATACAGGATTACACGATGAAAAGTCTAAAACATTTTATTACCGAAAGTGTAAAAACATATCACTATACAATCAAAATTGCAGGTGAAGTTGATAAAAATTTCTGCGATATGTTTTGTCACAACTTGAAAGAAAAGTTTGATGCCATTGACATCAGCACTCCTACAACCACTCCAATTCAAAAAGCACCATACGGTTTTCCTAATTTAAGCAATCAGCCAGTTACTGTTATCAAAGCAAACTTTAGATATCCTGCAACTGAACCTATGATACAACAAGTAGCGCAACTATTAGGATATAATATCAATATGGTTCGTGCTATGACACCAGATTTTGAAGATAGTATAAACGTAGAATCTGACGAGTATGCTAATCAAATGAAAGATAGTCCATTACTAGACAAAGAAGAATTGGGGCAACAACCAGGTAGTAAAGAAGCCAGTAAAGAATATGGAGAGTCTTATCTATCTAAAATAAAGGGCCAAATGGAAAAGTCAAAAATTGATATTCCCTATGCAGGTAAGAAGACTCCAGATAGTTTTGACCCGTTTAAGGTAGTTAAAGGTGATAAGATAGACACTACTAGCCCAATGACTAAAATTTCACAACCAGCAAGACCACAAACTGGTGCTGCTTTTAACAAATAAGGAAACATGAAATGGATTTCAAATCAATGTTAGCACAACTTAGCCAGTTGTCAGAATCAACAAAAGAAACTGAAAAGGGAAGAGTTCATAAGGCTGAGCCAGGTGGTTATGGTCGTAAGTTTGACACCGACGAAGAAGGTGACGATGATGGCGATAAGAAAAAGAAAGCACAACCTGCTGCAAAGCGTGGTCGTGGACGTCCTAAAAAGGGTGCGGATAGTGATACAGGACAAGTAGCAAAGTATGACAATGCTAAGAACCTACAAAGTTTTATGGTTGGTAATATTCCCAAGAAAGGTCTTCCTGGCAAGCCCGGCAAGAAGCATAGTCTTAAAGAGTGGGTTCAAGAAATTGAAAACAAGTATGTGGCAGAAGCAATACCAGGTCAACAACT